TCTCTTACGACATAGTACAGTAGCTATATAGACCTGCATAGTACAGTAGCTATATAGCACACACAATAAAAAAGCACTACGTTGTTACACGTAGTGCTATAGTACAGTAGCTATATAGTACAGTAGTCTCTTAGTCTCTAGTAATTACTACTATTACTACTACCTACTCCTCCTATTAGTCTAAACTTAATGCTAGGATCATCAGAGAACGCTTTATCTATGAAGGAACATGAAGATAACACTAGCATAAGAACAAGTACAAGTAATATTAGTAGTAATAGACGGACTACAAAGCAACTAACAGTACTATTAGAGTCTCTACGTAACTTATTGTGTGACATAGGACTCTCTCTTCATGGACACTGTGTGTCTATTATAGCCCCCCACACGATTCTGTCAATAGAAAAATGCACATAATACAAAATAAATTACTTTTCTATTGACATATGCTCTATATGCACTATAATAGGTAGTAGAGGGAAACAGATCACAAAGGAAAAGAACTAAAAGACGTTATTCGTAAACCGTCTACTGCAGTTTTCTTTTCTCACACACTACTGTTTCCCTTTATTTCTCTTCTACCCTTCAAGATAATAGTTGTGTTTTAACATGCTTCTTTCAACAATAGCCGCTAAATTCTATGTAGCCATACTAATATCAGCTACAATGCCCAACGTGCCTCCACAGGGCTGGGTACACATGCTTAACTCCTTTGATACCTACAAAGAATGTAACGCTTCCCTAGAGGCAGACAGGTACGAATACACTATAGTTACACTTCAGACTTTTCAAAATATTATAAAGACAGTAGATTTAATGGAGTGTCTTACTATGTCAAACATTAAAGAACTAAACGAAGACTTAGGCCATTTTCCTGAAGGCTTAGGAATTTAAATACATGCTAGTATTAACTTGGTTAAAAGAACGCTCTATAGAACCTAGCACTTGGTTAGGCATTAGCATATGTTTAATGGGTGTAGCCTTAATGGTTCCTACTTGGCTTGGAGCTTTCATTATTGCAGCAGTTATTACTGCAGTAGTAGCTATGTCATTAAAAGAAGAAAGTAATAGACACTAAATATGCATACGCCTAATCTACCTCGTAAAACAGAACTAACCGACAAGCAAGAGAAGTTCATTAACGCTCTTGTTAGTAACGGAGGCAAAGTAAGCCAAGCAGTCGAAGAGGCTGGTTACAAGCCTACTAGTCGATCATGGCTCATGCGTACACTAAAGGATGAGATACTAGAGCGTACACGTTCTATGTTAGCCTCCTACTCCGTTAAAGCTGCTCATCGTATCACAGAAGGTTTGGATGCGGATGGCACGTTACCTGTTAATCAAATGGATATGCGCTTTAAGAGTGCAGAAGCCATTTTAGATCGTGTGGGTCTAAGCAAGAAGCACGTTACAGAGATACAAGGTGAAGTGATACACGGTATTGTAATGCTTCCTGCAAAAGATAAACCCAAAGAAGTAGAGGTAACAATAGATGGCTGATAGAAAAAAGATAGTAGTAGACTTTATTAAAAATAATCCAGAAGTAGCAAAAGGATATGATAAAGGTAAAGTTACTGCAAAGGTGCTTGCAGATAGTGAAGAAAGATTTGGAGTTACTACTCCTCGTTCTGCTTTAATAAAAGCTTTTAATGCTGCGATAAGCTTCTTTGAAAGTGATGAATCAAAACGGGGTAGACGAGCGGCTACAAAAGTAGGTAAAATTAAATCAGATAGAGAAGAAAGACTATTAGATACACCTAAAAAGAAAGCTTCTGGCGGCTCTGTTAAGAACTACGCCTATGGTGGTCGTGTAGCTGCAATGTCTGCCGAGAAATCCTAATGGCGTGGAAAGATTTAACCCGCCTACAAAGAATGAACGCTGATGGTCTTGATGCGTATGTTTGGAACGGTCAAACTGCAGCAACTCAAAAACAACTTCTAGAAACTATTAACAAGAGAATTGAGTCTAGAACAGAAACAGGTTCAATTACAACCGTAAAAGAAAATCCTGAACAAAGAGCAGTTCGTAAAGCTAAAAAAGCTAAAGCACAAGCACTCCGTAAATCTCAAACACCTAAACAACGAGCAAAGAGTGCTTTTGACGATCTTGAGAATGATATAGCTAAATCACGTAAAGCCTCTGGAGGTTCTATTAAGAACTACTCCTACGGTGGTCGTGTAGCTAACTACTCTAAAGAGAAAGTATAAGATTACCAACAAGAGTACAATCTCTAGAGCAAGGCGCAATGCTTCCACAACCAAAAAAGTAACAAAAGACAATGGCTCAAAAACCGATACCCCGCACAAAGAAGAACTATCGCTCTACAAAGAAGGGTGCGGGAATGACAAAGGCGGGAGTAGCAGCCCACAACAGAGCTAATCCCGGTAGCAAACTAAAGACAGCCGTAACTGGTAAAGTAAAAGCTGGAAGTAAAGCAGCTAACAGACGTAAAAGCTACTGCGCTAGATCACTAGGTCAACTAAAGAAAGCGTCAGCTAAAACACGTAACGATCCTGACAGTCGCATAAGACAAGCTAGAAAAAGATGGAAGTGCTAATGGCAAAAACACCTATAACTAAACGTCAGCAAGATAAATTAAAAGAACATAGCAAACATCATACATCTGCACATATGACTGCTATGCGTAAAGATATGAGAAACGGTAAAACTTTTACTGCAGCACACATTGCAGCAAAGAAGATGAAAAAGGCAAAAGCATAATGGCTATACCTAAAAAACCCGGCCTATACGCCAACATACACGCTAAACGTAAACGTATTGCTGATGGCTCTAAAGAGACTATGCGTAAGGTAGGTGCTAAAGGCGCTCCTACTAAAAAGAACTTTGTACGTGCTGCTAAAACTGTTAAGAAACCTACACGGAGAGCGTAGCATGACCTTAGAAGATGTGTGTCCTAAATGTGGTAAAGAAGGTTGCAAGTGTGATCCAGAGACTTGTGAGTGTGAACCATCAACTCCTACAGAAGAGCTAGTGCAAGACTTTGAATAGTGATGAACCTCCTACTAAGAAAAAAGCAGGTAGACCTAAGTTAGCAAAGGGACAAAAAGGAAACTACAACGTATCTCGCATAGAGAAAAAGAAAAGAATAGTACGTAAAAAGGTTTCATCCGCACAAGAACAAGAAAGAAAAGCTAAGAAGAAGCTAAACGAACTCAACGACAAGCAAGCCAACATCAAACATGCAGAAAAACTTATAGGCAAAGGTGGGCTAGCAGTCGAGGAGAATGTTAAGAAGTTACCAAAAAGTCTAAAGGCAGCGTTACACGATAATACACAAATTTTATTTAATCCGAACACTGGTCCACAGACTGACTTTTTAGCAGCCCCAGAGAAAGAAGTACTATACGGAGGTGCAGCAGGTGGCGGTAAATCTTTCGCCATGCTAATGGACCTACTAAGATACGCACACAACGGTAACCATCGTGCGCTATTACTACGTAGAACTCTATCAGAACTGACAGAGCTTATAGATCAATCTAGAAAGATATATCCACAAGCTTTTCCCGGTGCAGTATTTAGAGAGTCCAAGAGTACATGGTCTTTTCCGAGTGGTGCTACCGCACTATTTAGTTACGTAGATAAAGACGCAGACGTAGCACGTTATCAAGGACAAGCTTTTACTTGGATTGGTATAGACGAGTTAGGACACTATCCTACTCCTTACGTTTGGAACTATCTACGAAGTCGCCTACGTAGTACAGATACTACAATAGAGACTTACATGAGAGCTTCTGCTAATCCCGGTGGTGGTGGCGGTTGGTGGATAAAGAAGATGTTCATAGACCCTTCTGTACCTAATTCACCCTTTTGGGCAACAGACTTTGATACAGGAAAGACTTTAACATACTCTCCTACTCATCCTAAGAGAGCAAATCAACCTTTATTTCAGCGTAGATTTATACCTGCTAGATTAACAGATAACCCTCATCTAGCAGAATCAGGAGAGTACGAAGCAATGCTACTATCTCTTCCAGAGGTAGAGCGTAGAAGACTACTAGAAGGAGATTGGGATGTTGCTGATGGAGCGGCTTTTTACGAATTTGATAGATCAGTCCACGTTGTTGCACCATTTGAGATACCGTATAACTGGCCCAGAATACGGGCTGCTGATTATGGTTATAGTAGCCCTAGCTGCGTCCTCTGGGGTGCAGTAGATTGGGACAACAATTTCTGGATATATCGTGAGCTATACAACAAAGGCTACACGGGTGAGACACTAGCTGAGATGATACTAGCTCTAGAACAAGATGATCCACCCATGAGTATATCAGTACTAGACGGAGCGTGTTGGTCTAATCATGGTACTGGTCCAAGCATAGCAGAAACATTAACACGTAATGGTGTACGTTTCATACCAGCAGATAAAAATCGTATGTCAGGAAAGATAGAGTTGCATAGAAGATTAGGTTTCAATGATCGTACAGGAGAGGCTCGACTACGTATAGTAAGTACGTGTACGAATCTCATACGCACGTTACCCACACTTCCACTATCTAAAACTAACTCTGAAGATGTAGACACACGCGCTGAAGATCACGCCTATGATGCTCTAAGGTATATGTGTATGACTAGACAGACAGGTTTACCACACGCAGGAATGCTCAATAGAGTCAAAGAAAAGACCTATGCACCTGTTAACAACGTATTTGGATACTAACTATGGCTAAATTTGGTGTCACAATTCAAGAAGCAATAGATGCTAAAATTGCTTCTACAACAAAAACAAAAAGTAATTATCAAAGACTACTTAAGTATATTGAAGTTTCTGATCTTAACTTAACTGATGATATGTCTTTAGTAAACAGTGAAAAAGGCTACGCTACTCTTTTAGATGTTGTTAAAAATCATCCAACACAGTCTCTTACTTCTTCAGGGAAAAAAAGAACACCTTCAAATACAGGGGCTATAGCAGGAGATATAATAGCTCTTATAAATCATTCAAAACCTCAAACTGAAGCTAACTACTTTTCTAATAAAGAGAAAAATTTAAGAGACTCTGGTAAACGTGATTTAGGTTTTGATCGTGCAGCAGCACGTACAAGCTCAAATCTATCTCTTCCAGACCAAGATAAATTACATCGTGCTATAGATGTATCTTTAAATAAAATAGATAATCCTGATGTTAAATCTTGGTTTGTAGTAAAATTACTAACTGGTTTAAGAAATCCAGATATAACTCAAATAGAGCTTGAACCTTTTGATAGAAACAAAAGAGTAGATGACGTAAAGTATCTTTCTAGAAATATGAAGACTGTGCTTATCTATAATAAAGGTAACCCTACAAACTACCATTTAGGAGAAGCTGTCTACGAAATTTTGCGTGAACAAGCAACAAGAGCAGAAAAAGAAGGCCGTTTATCTTTATGGCCTATTTCTACAGACCCAGAAAAAGTACTCTTAGGAAAACAATCTAGTGCTTTAGAAAGTAAGTATGGTAAAATAATAAACAAAGCTATGAATACAGAGCTTTTAAAAGACAATTTAGAAATATTTGATTACAATAAAAATGAACTAATTCCTTTTACTGTATCACACTTACGTAAGAATGTTTTTGATGTTCTTGATGAAACAGTAGGTAGTGATATGGCTAATCAAGTTTTAGGGCATAATCTCTCTAAAGATATGGGTTTATCTCATTATAAAGTGTTAAGAGGTAACAGAAAAACAGGCGTTTCTTCTGCTATGGATTCTTTTTATAGATTATACCTTAATGATGTAGGTGTTTCTGATCCTAAAAATTGGATGGAATCTTTAGGTTTTAATCAAGCTGCAGAAAACACACCAAGTACTTTTCCTGATACACCTTTTGGTAATTTAGAAAACAAAATAGAACAACATCAAACACAAGCTAAAGTTACTGCTTCACAATTATCTCAAACTGCAGAAGAAACCCTTAGTAATATAGAAAAAACTGCTGAGAAAGCAGAAAAAACTCTTGAACGTTTAAAGAATACTCAAGAACAAACAGATGAACTTTTAACGAATAAACCAAAAGCACCAACAGAAAAACCTAAAGCTCCTAGTTACTCTTCTCTTTCTGATGAAGAGTGGATTAAAAAAATGAACTCTAAAGAAGGTCTTGGAACAGAGTATTGGTTAGATAGAGGTAATGAGCTTAAAAAAGCTGTTACTAGTAAGACAGCTAAATCAGTAGCTAAGAAACTAGCTATTGCCGCACTTACTGGAGGAGCCACTATTCTTCCAACAGTAGCTGATGCAGCCTTAGACGTAGCGTTAGATTCTAGTCCTACAGGTGACACACCTAATTTAGAAGACTCTACACAAGCTGAATTATTAGAACTTCTAAAGTCAGAAAAGACAACGGATACTAGAGAACCAGTAGCTAACTTTGCTTCTCGTAGACTAGAAGAAAATCTAGATGAAAATAAAGCTTTTGAGGCACGAAGAACTAATCCAGAAACTACTGCACTAAAAGAAGACATGGATAAGGTATTTGGTAAAAAGCCTTTAGCTGAAGTTATAGATAAACGTGATAAAGAAAGTTTAGATACTTCTACACGTAAAATTGAAGAGGGACTAGCTAAGTATAATAATAGTCCCTTACTAAAAGAATACAGTGGTTTCGCTACGAGGCCATAATTAAACAACAACAACAAAGGAGAGAGTAACATGCCAACAGGTAACAAGCAAATGTACGGAAAAGGCTACATCATGGGTCAAATGAGTAAACAAGGTGAGTTTTCAGACGTTGATGAATCAGCACTCTATCGTGAAAAACTAGAGTTTGGTGTAGGTGTTAAAGAAAGCACTTTAACGGAAGATTTTCCTTCAACGTCAGGTAACAATCATATGGGTCAAGCTGCCATGATTATGGCTTCATCTAAACAGAGTATCTAAGTACAGAAAAAGAAACATACATATGGCAGATAATACAAACGACTACGAAGGCGATGAGATGCTTGACGTTCCTGAAGCTAAAGGAGCTACAGGCATCGTTGGCACTATCATGGAACGTTTTCGTAGTGCTGAGTCAGGTAGACAACTAGAAGAAGAGCGATGGTTAAAAGCCTACAAAAACTATCGTGGTGTCTACGACTCTAGCACACAGTACCGTAGCAACGAGCGCAGTCAAGTCTTTATTAAAATAACAAAGACTAAAGTGTTAGCAGCTTACGGTCAGATAGTAGATATATTATTTGCTAATAGTAACTTTCCTGTTTCTGTAGAATCTTCTCCAATGCCAACAGGTATAGATGAGTTTGCTCATTTAAGTAAAGTGCCTTTATCAGAGAAAGAACCAGACCTCTATGGCTTTGCGGGAGATGGCAATGAGCTACTTCCCGGTGCAATGGAGGCTACACCTAAAGAAGAAGGACCACAACCCGCAGACTTAGGTGGGTTAAGAAGCAGATACGAGGGAGCTAATCTAGCTTCTGGTCCTGCACGTATGGGAGAGCCTCAAATCTCTCCTGCAGCAGAAGCTGCGCGTATAATGGAGAAGTGTATACAGGATCAACTATTAGATACTAGTGCAGTTACTGTATTGCGGCACTCTATCTTTGAGTGTGCGCTACTAGGAACAGGTGTAATTAAAGGACCATTCAACTACACTAAAACAGTACATAACTGGGTTAAAGATGAGAATGGTGCAAAGACTTATGAACCTATAGAGAAGACAGTTCCTAAGATAGAGTCGGTAAGTTGTTGGGATTTCTATCCTGATCCTAGTGCAACTAGTATTACTGATGCAGAGTACGTCATACAACGTCATAGAATGAATAGAGAGCAAATACGTGATCTCATTAATCGTCCACACTTTGATGAAGAAGCTATCGGAAATGTTCTTGCTAGTGGACCTAACTATCAAGAGCGTTACTTTGAATCTTCACTACACGCTAACGAAGATGATCCTACTTACTCGACTAATCGTTACGAGGTTTATGAGTATTGGGGAAGTCTTGATAGCTCTTTGGCAGAAGACTTTGGAATTGATATTGACAACATTGAGAGCGATCTTGACTCTGTTCAAGTAAACGTTTGGATGTGTGGACAAGAAATACTACGCTTTGTTATTAATCCTTTCATTCCTGCACGTATACCTTACCACTCTTTTCCATATGAGCTTAATCCCTATCAGTTGTTTGGTGTAGGTGTAGCCGAGAACATGGAAGACAGTCAACTTCTTATGAATGGTCACATGCGTATGGCTATCGACAATCTAGCTCTAGCAGGGCATCTAGTGTTTGACATAGATGAAACACAACTAGTTCCCGGTCAATCATACGACATCTTTCCCGGCAAAGTCTTTCGTAGGCAGTCAGGAGTTACAGGTACTGCAGTAAACGCCATTAAGTTTCCAAGTACTGCTGGTGAAAATATACAAATGTACGACAAAGCTAGGCAGTTAGCTGACGAGCAAACAGGTATACAAAGTATCTCGCATGGACAGACAGGTGTTAGTGGTACAGGACGTACTGCAGCAGGACTTAGCATGTTAATGTCTAGTGCAGGACTAAGTGTCAAGACAGTTATTAAGAACGTGGATGATTATTTACTTAAACCTTTAGGTGAAGCTTTCTTTCAATGGAACATGCAATTTAATGATGATACACCAGAAAAGATTGGTGATCTAGAAATTAAACCTAAAGGTACTAGCGCAGTCGTACAGAAAGAAGTACGCACACAACGTCTAACTGCGCTACTACAAACTATAGCTAATCCTATGTTAGCACCATTTATTAAAATACCTAATTTAGTGCGAGAACTTGCTATCAGTCAAGATATTGATCCTGATTCATTAGTTAATGATATTAGTGAAGCAGCAGTTTTTGCAGATATACTGAGAGGCATGAATGAACAATCAACAGGCGAAGCTGCTTCTGCCGCTGGTCAACAACCACCTAGTATGGGAGGGGTTGGAGGAGTACCTCAAGGAGCTAGTGGCGCTCCACAGAACACGGCTGGTGGTGGAGGAATCGGAGTCGGAAATGCGCCGACTGCAGGGGAAGCTGGCTTTACTGGAAACCTTGGTGGTTCTCAAGAAGTCGGTTAATGATACAGCACAAGCACACAATAGAGAAAAGTAGATAATGGCAGAGCAACAAGAGCAGCAAGGTTTCGCAACTCCACCAGAACAAGCAGTACCTGCACCTGTTGTACAGAGTACTACATCTGCTACTCCTACAAAGTTGTCTGCTACTGATATAAATACTAAAATATCTACAGGAACTCCTTTAGCCTCTAATGAAGCTTTACCTGATGTTCCTCAAGGTATGTCTGCTAAAGGTTTCTATGGACAGTTTCCCGGTGGAGCCTCTGTCTACAGTCAAGCTCCTTTTAAACAAGCTACATATACGCCTGAAGCTGCTGCTCAACAAAGCAACGAGAATGCTTACAACTTTGAAGCAACAACTCCTCTTGTAGCAGATGGTACTACTACTTCTACTTTTGTTTCTCAAGAAGATCAAGGTAGTGATACAGGAGATGAAGGAAGTAGTGCATCTTTTGATACACAGATGAATGATATTATGTCCTCTACTAATGCTCCTATAGATTTAGGTTATAGTTTTGAGTTTGATCCTAATCTTTCTATTATAGATGACCTCTCTAAGAATTTTGATGAGTTTGGTGTTTCACTTCTTAAAGACACAGGTATAGACCTTTCAAGTTTTGGAAATACTCTTAAAAATGTAGGTAGTAGACTAGGTACTGCTGCAACTACTACTCTTGAAGATTTCACGAAAGAAACAAATGCTGTTTTAAAAGAGTTAGAAGAGTATCAGCTTTCTGATATTGCTCCAGATGCATTAAACTATGTAGTAGATTCTTTTAACGAGCTTAAAACCAATCTAACTAATTTAGCTAATCCAGATAAAGTTGCAGAAGCTACAGGATACTTTGCTACTCAATTTACTAAAACAATAGCTAGTAACTTAATAAATAAAGTAATAGGTGGAGCATTCGGAGGTCCAATAGGTATGGCTGTTATATCTTTAGCTAGTAATGTAGATTGGGAAAAAGGTCAAATAGGCCGACACTTTGATGATAGCAGTTCAGATGAACCTAATACAATAGCTGGTTATAATCCTAACGGAGTTGCTGTTAACTCTCAAGGTAATCCCGGAATGATAGACGGTACGTATTCTTTTTCAAGTATAGGTGGTTGGTTTAGTAACTTTGGTAAAACTATCTCAGAAATAGAAAATGAAGCATCTGTCATCACCCCAACCCCAACCCCGGCCCCGGCCCCAACCCCGGCCCTCAAAGCGACGAAGGCGACCGAAGAACTGATTAGACTGTACCCTGTAGACACTTCGTCTGATAACGATTATAGCGGGTCATATGAAGACTCAGCAGACGCAGATGGTACAGGAGATATAGGCAGTGGAGTTTCTGCTCCCTCTGAAGGTTCTTACCCAGATACTGAAGATGACTCTGGTATGAGTAGTGGTTCAGATAGCGGTGGAGATGGTGGTGATACTGATGGTGGTGGTAATGATGATGGTGGTAATGATGATGATGAAGGTGGCGGTGGCGGTATGGATTATTAATAATAATGATAAATTTATTAGGTATATAAAAGGTAAAATACAATGGCAATAGAACCACAACAAACACAAGAAGGTTTCGTAGCTCCTCCAGCAATGGAGGGTGCAGACGCAGGTATTGGCATGATCAATGAAGCAGAAGCTATGCCACCACAAGAAGGTGGAGAGATGTCTGTAGCAGATGATATACCTCAAAATGCAGATGAAGGTGATTTTATATTACCTTACGAGTCTGTTCTATTGCATGGCCTTAATCAGTTAAACCGATACGCTAAAGAAGCTATTGAATTAGCTATGGAGAATGACGTTGATCTTACAGGTACACAACTAGACCCTACAGATGATGTGCCTATTAGAATTAGCAACTATGAGTATCGTATACCTAAAGGATTAGTACCTTTCTTTGGTGGCGGTAAAAAGTATCTAGATAAGTTACAAAAAGAAGGTCTAGAATTACGTACACGCCTAGAAGAAGAAGGTCAGAAACCTGTAACTGATCAACAAAAAGAAGAAGCTCCTATTGCTGATCCAATGCAAGGTGGTTTTGCACAAGAAGCACCTGCTGCTATGCCACAAGAAGCTATGCCACAAGAGGCTATGCCGCCACAAGGCGCTCCTGCAATGCCTATGATGGAAAAGGGTGGTTTTGTACAAGGGTATGCTGAAGGAAATTCTGTAGAAAAAGAAGATAAATATTTAAATCATGATCATCCTGAAGTTACTAAAGATGAGTATAAAAGATTTAGAACAATATTCGGAAGAAGATTAGAGCCAGATGGTCGCCCTATTAGCCTCAGTGATGTAGATATGCACAATGCCTACGTTCAAATAAAAAGTAATAAGAATTTTTCTGATGTAGAAATATTTGAAATGACTAACGCTAAAGTACATGAAAAAGGACAACGAGAGCAAAAACAAGAGTCAGGTGGTTTTGTAATCTCTAAGGACAAAGACGCAGAGATACTAGAACAAGATAAATCTGACAGCGCAGAACAGAAGCGTACTATGGCACAACAACCTGCTATGGTAACACCTGACGGTCAACAAGTTAAACAGGGCTTCTCTGCTCCTTCAGGATACGCAAACGGTGGAGAGATACATGAAGGATTAGGTTTTGATGCAAAGGACATAACTCCACAAAACGTTTCACAGATGCGACAGAATGCTCAAGATGCTCTTAATGTGTTGACAGGTTACGAGAAGTCTTTTCTAACCAAACAACGTACAGATGAGAAACTAGTATGATCTCTAATATATTTATAGAGTATCTCAAGAAAGTTGAGAATGGTAGTAAGACAGGCTGGAGCAATGATGATGAACTTTGGTACTCTCATGCTTCTCCTGAAGGCGGTAATGACACAATAGGTTACGGACATAAGCTATTAAACTCTGAGCTTGATCAAGCTTCTAAAGGTTTAACTGATATAGAGATTGATGACCTACTAGTAGAAGATATGCACACTGCTATGGATTCAGCTTCTGATGTACTTTCGCAACACTTCAATGCAGACTTTAACGATCTCTGTGTAAACAGTCAAGAAATGCTAATAGACTTTGCGTACAATTTAGGTGGTAACGGATTACGTAAGTTTCCTAAGTTTGTTAACGCAGTCATAGATGAAAACATAGAAGTTATGTCACAAGAATATAAAAGATATTACACATCAGGTAACGGTGTGAAAAAAGAATTAGAGCAACGTAATAAGGAATTCCAAACGTTGTTTCTAGCGTAGACGGCTACCTATGTAATTTTTACATGGCCCCGTCATTAATAAACCTACCGAGGCAACCTGTACACAGTAACGTACAGCCCCATTAGAAGGAGAGGTAAACTATGGTCGATAACAATTTAGATGAGGACCAACAAACTCAAGAAGAACTAGAGCCTACCCCGTATCAGAATACATACAGGCGTAATCTAGAAGCACCAACTTTTAACGAAGAAGAAGAGCAAGAATTTGATGACCCCGTAGAGGCTACTCGTCAAAAGTTAGCTCAACATGAAGGTTTAGCTTCTAGTAAAAAGAATGGAGAACAAAGTCACGACTTTAAAAAGCGTTATGATGACTTAAAACGTCACTATGACACTAAGTTAAACGAATGGAAACAAGAAAAAGAACTTATTAATGCTAGGACATCCGTAGAGGCAAAAAAACAATCTATTAGAGAGTTGCCCAAGACTGAAGAAGAGTTGCATGAGTTCAAAGAAAAGTATCCTGATGTTTACGATGTTGTGGAAACAATCTCTACTCTTCAAGCTAATGAACGTGTTAAAGAAATAGAAGAAAAACTTTCGGACTTGCGACTTAAAGAACAAGAAGCAGTAGTACAAACTGCCGAGAAGCAACTCCTTAATATTCATCCTGACTTTGACGTTCTAAAAGAAAGTGACGTATTTCTTTCTTGGCTTGATGAACAACCGTCTAATATGGCTGATGGCATCTATAAAAATAATACAGATGTTAAATGGGCCGCTAGAGTTATTGATTTGTTTAAGGCTGATAATAATATCAAAACGCCTAAATCCTACAATAAATCGAAGTCACCAAAACGATCACAATCTAGTCCTTCAAATTCTGCAGCGCAAGCTGTTACAAGAACAAACGCAAAACGTTCTTTAGATGACTTTCAGAATGACAAAAAGATTTGGTCAGTACAGGAAATATCCAAACTTAAATCTCATGAGTATGAAAAAGTCGAGAAAGAAATCGACAGAGCTTTAAAAGAGGGTCGAGTTATGGATTCTGTAGACTAACAAAGAAATAGTTTATGATATAAAAGGAGTTTTATCATGGCATTTACTACAGCCGCAGGGTACGGCAATTTACCAACAGGTAATTTTGTACCCGTTATTTACTCCCAGAAAGTTCTCAAATTCTTTCGTCGTGCATCGGTAGCGGAAGCTATCACTAATACCGACTACGCTGGAGAAATTGAAAACTTTGGGGATACCGTTAACATCATCAAAGAACCTACCATTTCGGTCAACGCTTATCAGCGTGGCAGTACCGTCAATACTGAAGCCTTGGCAGATGACCAAATTCAGTTGGTAGTAGATCAAGGCAACTACTTTGCCTTTAAGGTCGATGATATCGAAGAACGTCATAGCCACTTAAACTTTGAGGCTCTTGCTACCTCTTCAGGTGCATACCAATTAAAGAAAGCCTATGACTACAACGTTCTAAAAGCTATCTTTGATGGCTCTGCTGATTCAACAGGTACACTAGGTACTCAGGGAACTTCTGCCAATACTGGTGATGAAGTTGCTGATCTAGTAGCTCAAGCTGCCGCTGAATTAGATAAGAATGATGTACCAGAAGAAAACCGTTATTTAGTTGCTGCTCCACAGTTCTACCAAGTTCTGCGTAGTGCTGGCTCTAAAATTATGGACATGTCCATTACAGGTGGATCACAATCTCCACTTCTAAACGGTAAAGTAACTGAACAGAAGCTACATGGTTTTAACATGTATCAATCCAATGCTATTGGTGTAGGAACTACTGGTTCTGCTGCAACAAGTGTTTTTGGTAGTTCTGGTACTTCTGGACAAACGCTTATAATCTACGGTCATATGTCTGCTGCTGTTACAGCATCACATATTGCTAAGACAGAAGTTATTCGTGATCCTAATAGTTTTGCTGATATTGTACGTGGTCTACACGTATTTGGACGTAAAGTTATTCGTGGTTCGGGTGATGGATACAAAGGTGTATTTAACGGTCTTATGGACCTAGATAGTTAAAGGAGGAACTGAATAATGACTACTTATAATCGTACTACAACAGGTGGTGGCACTATTGGACACCCTTCCAATGCTGCTGTTCCATATGTTATGACTTCTCCTGTGTGGGATACTGTTGATGGTGGTGGTGTTGGAGGTGACATCATTCAATTGATTGACGTTCCTGCAGATACCATGATTGTTTCGGGCTGTCTAGAAGTTCTAGAAGTTCGTGGTAATGGTCAAGTCACAATGGATATTGGCTTTACTGGTGGAGATGTGGACTGTTTTCTTGACGGTTCTCCATTAGCCGCTGGTTTTTCTCCGTTTTTAGAAGCTGCTATAGGTGTATCGGGCGCTAATGCTCGTATTCTTACTGCTGCAGATACTATTGATGCTCTCGTTCTTGACGGTGGATCAACAGGAGAAACGGCTCTACGTTTTCGTATACATGTTGTGTTAGTAGATATTTCTACTAATCCTGTTGAATCAGCAACTGTATCTACGGGTACGTAACACTATAACAGTTTTGTAGGGTTCTGTATAAAAACCCTACACTTTTTTTAATATGATTTGATATTGAAATGAAAAAAAAGGAAATACAATCATGCGTTTTTTTAAGATACTAAGTGAAGATGATATTAAGTTATGTTCTAAAAGCATTAAACAACATAACTTTAAAGATGGCAAACAAACACAATCAGAAGAAGGAATGAAAAGTAATACAGAAGCTACTAACATTCCTGATGACGTTAGAAAGATAGTCACTAACAGACTATATGACACCTACTACATGGATAGTGTTTATTGCCCTACCAGAGTGTCTGTTAACTTCTACAATCAATACAAGAAAGACGATTACTACGATCTACACATAGACGAGTTTAAAGCTCAACCTAAATCTAATAACGTTTTCTTTGATTATGGTTTTAGTATAAATCTAGAAGATGATTATGAAGGTGGAGAGTTTATTTTACAAACTCCTGTAGGTCAAATAACCAAGAAATTAAAAGCTGGTCAAATGGCTATTTTTCCCATTATATATCCTCACGGTGTAGCTAAAATTACTAAAGGAGTACGAAAGAATATCGTAGGTTGGATTTCTACTAACATCTCCTACGAACAATCGTACATATTACACAACTTATATGAGGTAAGCAGCTACATGGTTTCGGCTCAAAAGAACATGTTTACTAAAGCTAATTTAATTCAGAATTATCTGAAAAAAGAATGGAGCAAATAACTAATGGCTACCCTCAACTTAACTACGCACTTTACCGTAGACATTCCTGATGATGATACACACACTATCACTGGGGGAAGCACTACGGCTACAGACGCAATAACGATAACTCACTACTTTGATAAAAGGTATTCTATTACTACTGGCTCTCTTGTTGAGGTATGGAATGACACATTCTTAGGAGACTTTGATTTTATGTGGATAGAGTCAGATCAAACTGTTGAGTTACAACTTGTCTGTAATGAGGGTGGCACGTTAGCAGCATCTAATATAGAAAATGGCTTCTGTGTTAAATTAATAGCTGGTGTACCGTTTGTATTAGGAAGTGATGATAGCCGTAACATGGGTGACATGGCTGGTACGTTTAATGAAAGTAATCATCAGGCTGAGATTGATACGTGGGAAACTGTGTGGTCGGCTGATACAATAGATCGTGTAGAATGTTTCAACACTTCAGGTAGTACTGCTAATGTACGTGTCTTTGCTGCAACCTAAAAACAACTAATTAAGGAAAAGAAACATGTTGAAAAAACCAGCTATGAAACAAAAAGGTCTTAAAAAACTTCCTGAACAAGTGCGTAATAAAATGGGTTTTATGGACAAAGGTGGACCTGTAAAAAACAATACGGAAAAATTTGATACAAGTCTTGATAGAGAGTACTCAGCAGCAGTTCTTAAAAATGCGAAAAAAGAAGGCGCTGTTGATAAAGTTAGAAATGTAGGTGTTCCTTCAAAGCCTACTAAAAGAGATATTGAAGCAGCAAAAGGTATTTTAGGTTCTCTTTATCAAGACGGTGGCAGAGTAGGTGCAGCCGACATGTCAGCCAAGAAGACATCCTCACCTAAGAAGAAACAGATGCCGCAATACTATATGGGCGGTGGCATGGCAAAGAAAAGTAAGATGTACTCTTACGGTGGTAGAGTTGCTAAGTATAAGGATTAACAATGGCAAATTATCTAGAACTTACTAATCGTGTACTAAATGAGCTAAACGAAGTAGAGCTAACTGCTACTACTTTTGCCTCTGCTAGAGGTGTTCAGACGATGGTAAAGAATGTAGTCAATAAAGCTATTCATGATGTGTATAATGCAGAAGTAGAGTGGTCTTACCTATACAAGAGCTTTAAACAACAGCTTACTGCAGGTAAAAGGCTTTATGATTATCCTTCTGATTCTAGAAAAATTAACTTTAGCTCATTTATACTTACTCCTGTTGACCTTATTACTAACGGAAGTTTCTCTTCTAATCTAAGTGATTGGACTACTGTGACAGGTAGTCCTTTTCACACAAAAGCTAGAGGAGATGGCGCAGCACGTTTAAATGCCTCAGAAATCTCACAAGCTATTAGCACAGTAGTTGGTAAGGACTACGTAGTACGTACTCGTACCTTTGGTGGAGATATCACTATTAAGATAGGTACAACGTCTGGTGGGACGCAGTTAGTTAATTCTACATTATCTATTGACAATATAGGAGATGGGGAGTATAATACTACTAGATTTACTTCTACTACTTCTACTATTTATATTGGCTTTGCTAATACTGATTCTGCTAACTATGACATAGAAACTGTTGAGACTACTGAAAACTTTGCTCCTCAACGTTTAGCGTATCTTTCTTATAATGAATGGCTAGATTCACACAGTGAAGGTGATCTTAACACCACAAGCTCAAGTCAATTCAGTCTTCCTAGATATGTGTATCGTACACAAGACAATTCTTTTTATGGTTTTAGTCCTATACCTGACAAGAGTGCGTACACTGTTTCTTTCGACTATTATAAAACACATACAGACCTTCTTGCTTACAATGATCTACCTACTCTTCCTAGTAGATTTCATGATATAGTAGTTAACAGAGCTAAATACTACGCATATATGATGAGAGCTAATATGGCAGGAGCGCAACTATCAGAAAAAGATTACCTAGAAGGTATTAAACGTATGCGAGTAGAGTTACTTAATCATCAAAACTATTTCTATCCTTCAGGAATTACAGGCACTACGAAGAGGTTTGTAGGAGTGAATACATAATATGGCTGATATAACAGCACCCGAATATATATCTCCGTATGTTGTTACTACTGCAGGAGGTTTAGTGCTAGACAGAGATGTCTACACAATGCCTGTAGGTGCAGCAACTATATTACAAAACTTTGAACCCTCTGTTAAAGGAGGGTATAGGCGTTTAAGTGGTACAAGTAAATACTCAAGTACACAAGTAGGAGGAGCTACCTCTGTTATTTTAGGTGTAGCTATATTTGATGATAGTGTAGTAGTTGCTCAAAGTACGTCTGTTTATAAAGGTACTGGTAGCTCTTGGACTTCTATTGACTCTGGGCGTACCTCTGCAGGACGTTATCGTTTTGAAACGTATAACTTTACAACTAACGAAGAGCGTCTTATCTTTGCTGATGGGGCTAATGCTGCTTCGTTGTACAACGGTACTACTGTAACAGACATTAAAGGTAATGCTACTAATGTTACAACTACTGGTTCTACTACTGGAGCTTCAACTTCTTTGACTGTAGGAAGTGCTGCGGGTATTGTAGCTGGATTGTACGTAACTGGTACTAACGTAGCTGGAGGCTCTACTGTCTCTAGTATTTCTGGTACTACTGTAACATTATCTACAGCAAGTAGCGGATCAGTAAGCGGTAACGTAGTATTTGATGGTCTAGGTACTGCACCTATTGATCCTAGTATGGTCGCAGCTTTTAAAAATCATATGTTTTTTTCAGGTATGAGTTCCAATCCTAACTCTTTACAGTTTTCTTCACTAGGCGACGAGAATGACTTTACAGCTTCTAACGGAGCAGGAATACTAAACGTAGATAGTACTATCGTAGCTTTAAAATCTTTTCGTGACTCTTTAATTATATTTTGTGAAGATCGTATCTACAAGTTAACAGGTAACGCTTTAGCAGATTTTGTTATAGCTCCTGTATCTCGCAACGTTGGTTG